TGTATTTGACGGGGTGATTGAAATACAGTTCTTGAGTCGTGTGGTTGGAAGCTATGTTCTTTTGCACCTGAGTGATGAGGAGGTCGTGCTTTCTCGAGGCGATGTTACCCCTCTCCTCGTTATCGAGATAGTAATAGTTGGCGTACATCTCGATGTTATAGTTGGAAGCCTCACTCCCCCAATAGATACGAGCTTCGACGTTGTGGTAATTAAGAGCCACGAGAGGCAGGGCACACTGTGGACCTTCACAGAAGAAGAAGCGTAGGGGGTAAAAGTAGGAACGAGCGCTCACACCTGGGTGAGTGCCATTCGCAGATTTGGATACATTTTGGGCGAAGGTATCGATGGCGATCTTTTCTGTAAAGATAGAATCTTGAGTGTCTATCACAGATCCACCGATGAGGAGCTCAACTTTGTCGATGATGTTGTCCCATCGTTGACTGTCGAGAGCCTGAGTTGTATCATCCAGGGTGAGGTATACGTATCCCAATAAATCACCGGACCGTTCAAATTGAACACTTGACATGGAATTATTTTTCACCGCTCCATAAATAGTTTGTTTTTCAATGGACTGTGAAAAATTAGAATGTCTCTTGAATGTGGAACTAAAGAACGATATCTCTGGCTTGCCTACGATATATTTATCCTGAGCACCAACGGCAATGAGTTGAGTAATGCCAGCTGACATCGTTTGTTACTTTAAATTGAGAAAAATTACAAATTGGGTTTCATACATGTGAACTTCACTATGAGAAAGTTGGGAGTGCCCGCGGTATTGGGTGCGATCGGGGCACCCGCTTGGTCATATATATTGACCGTGAAACGATCTAAGCGTCGAATGGGATTGATGTATTGTGTGCACACTTCATATTCATCCTTAAAATTGTTGATGTGATTGCCAGTGCCCACGGCGGTGACATCAGAGATGAGGCTCGCAAAAGCCCCCTTGACATTTCCAATTGTGCCGGCACCGTTCAGGGTCCTCGTGGCCCTGTCGTTGAAGTTACTGTCGAGTTCTTGGATGGAAATATATATGTGCTGGTTGGACGCTTTCGTGTGAATGTGAGAAGCTACGAGTTTAGCCTGAACAACATTCTTCAATGGATTTTCGAGATAACATGTGAAACTATTGGCACTAGCCTGTCCGGTAGAATCAATAGTTATTGTGTGATACTCGTAATTGAGATCTGGGATGGGAAGAACCATTTATATATACTTAGATTAAAGATCCACCGATTCCGTCGGAGATGGAATAACCAGCGTGATCGCTGACGAGACCCTGGACACCACAGAGACCACCCGGGGAAAGATCCTTGGTGTAGGGGCTACCGTTGGGGGACCCGGGCACGCACTCCTCACTGTGCTCGAGGTCGAAGAGAGACTTCTCGCTGACAGCGTTGATGGTGATTGGCCTGGGCTGGTAGTTGCTCGAGCCACCCTGAACCATGGTCAGAATGCAGATGAGAGCCGTGAGAACAGCCATGTACATCAAGGCGTTACGATTGGTCCTGTTAAGATTGAACATTTACTATATGTTTATATTTTTTTAAAGTGCGTTAAAGATATTTTTTTTAGTTTCTTCATAGAGAGTAGATGGACGAAGATATCATTCTTGATAGAGGACATACTACCGTTATGAAACTGGATGCTGATGAGCAGGCACTGATGGATGAGATTGAAATCTCTGTTCCACAGCCCAAGCCTGTCCCGCGTCCTCAGAAGAGCGCGTATGGAGCGCGACCACCCGTGCAACATCAGGAAGCCATGGACGCTTTTGTGAATCCCAACAAACAGTCCACCCCCAATCAACAACCCACTCAAACTGAGGAGATCGATTACGGTGAGGAGGATATGGGTTACGAGGAAGAGATGGGTGGTCCCACGATGCAGGAGGAGAAGCCCTCTAGTGGATATACATCCATAGATGAGGAGAAGTCCGACCTCCTCAATAAGCTCGCTCGCCTCGAGAAGAAGGGTTTCGCTGTGAACAAACGACTCACCGCGTATTCCAATGTCGAGGAACTTCGCGCCGAGGTGAAGAGGATCACATACAGCATAGACGTCGAGCAGTCGATTCGCTTCTCGAGACGTATGTTGGTCGCGTGTGTCACTGGTCTCGAGTTTCTCAACAAGAGATACAATCCCTTTGAGATTCAACTGGAGGGTTGGTCTGAGTCGGTGATGGAGAATGTTGACGACTATGATGGTGTCTTCGAGGAGCTCTATGTCAAGTATAGATCCAAGGTCAGCGTCGCCCCAGAGGTGAAGTTGATCATGATGCTTGGTGGTTCCGCGATGATGTTCCACTTGACGAACAGTATGTTCAAGACTGCGATTCCCAACATGAACGACGTGATCAAGCAGAACCCAGAGCTGGTCAAGAACATGATGCAGGCGGTGCAGAACACGACGAGGAACCCGGGTGAGCCAATGCAGGAACCACCAGTTGGAGGAACTGGTAATTACGAGATGAAGGGCCCCGGCCTGGACATTTCCAGTCTGATGGGTGGGGTGATGATGCCTCCTCCACCCCCGATGAACACAAACCTTCAACAGAATACCACTCCCACGATCGAGGAGGAGGATGAGGAGTTCTCCGACATCGTCTCCATTTCAGGGGAGTCCACTGGGGGTGAGGTCAAGGAGGTGAATGTTGACCCCTCCAAGCCGAAGAGGACACGACGAAAAAAGAAGACTGAAATAAATCTCTAAAGTATATATAAATGATAGCGTATTGTCCGCTGGAGGAATTGGAACCTCCCCCTCGACAGCAGGTTGCTGTCGAACAACCCAAGCCCCAGGCTCCTGTTAAGGAGATGGGTGATGAAGACACAGAATTGAATTACGTCATCATAGCGTTCATAGTTGGCGTGATTATGTTAGCCGTCTCTGATTCTATCAGGGCGTAAATGGTAATCTACTTTGGGGTTTTCCCTCAATGTAAATTAATCAAACACTTACCTATCGGGAAATCGTTTTTCTTTTCGTCTACATGTTTACCATGGATTTTGAATCCACCATTCCTGTAGACTTTTGTTCGTTTGTAATACATGGCCGTGAAGATTGACCATGGGTCGTGAATATCATAGATGTGTGGGTTGTTCTTCTTTCCCTTGGTCTCTCTCATGATACGTCCAATGCTTTGAGTGATGTCAGACTTTGGTGAAGCCAGGATGACGGTGTCCAAGGAGGGGATGTCAAGACCCTCGTGGGCTTGACTGAATGTGGCGAAGATGATCTTCTTCTTTGAAGATTCTTGAAGTTCCGCCTCCTTCATACCACCCATATACAGTCCCGAGGTTTTGGGGAAACATTGATGAAGAAGTTCACAGTGAAGTCTTCGATCACTGAGGACGAGTAGCTGTCTCGTCCCAGCGGATGCCCTCTTCACGAGATCCACTAGCATCTTGTTCCTGGCTCGATCCTCAACCAGGTAGGTGATCATGTTAGGCATGGATATTTTACCATTTCTCATGGAGGGTGGGGGGTTCTTATAGTTTGGAGAATCGAACACAATGGGAAAGACTTCGACCTGTTCTTGATTCTTTCTCTCGACGGCGAAGAATGTTGGTCCCATGAACCAATGAAGCACTTTTGTGAGACCATCCTTTCGTTCGGGGGTTGCCGACAGACCAAAAATATGTTTGGGACACATTTTGAACAAACTTTGACTGAATACTTTTGCACAGATGTGATGCGCTTCATCCACGATGAGTGTTCCGACACTGTCGAAGTCGTCGAAAGAGTATTCTTTGAGAGAGAGGGATTGGAGCATAGCAATGACAAAATCACAATGAACCTCCCTCTTGTCCTGCTGCACGATGCCTATGGTGGCACCCGGACAAAACTGTTGTATTCTCTCTTTCCACTGATCAGCTAGAAACTGTTTGTGGACGACAATCATAGTGCGATATCCGAGTGCACAGGCTATGGCCAGGGATACCGTCGTCTTGCCGTAACCACATGGTAGAGAAAGGACCCCATGGCCTGCTTTAATTGCGGCACGAAATGCTTCATTTTGATGTGTAGCGTCTCTGAGTTGTCCGGTGAAGCGGGTGGTGATTTTGGCCGGTTCTGGTCTTGTGTCTTGCTTTGGTGTTCCCATCTTATCAGTTCCGTAGAATCTTGGAACGCAGATTCCATTCTTAGTTGTTCTGAAAACTTTGAAAGGCGGTGGAGGAAATCCAAAGTCCCCATTTACGATTGGCCTTACAGTAAGTTCCTTTTTAAAATGACCGAGGGCATCGCATTTGTTAATGATGTACCCACTCCTGGTCAGGGATCCCATATACTCATTTAAAGAGTTGAAACTTTAAATGACTATATGCCGGTCGTAAACATTGATGACAACATTAAGAAGATTACCCAACACATTGAGCAGATGACTCAGGAGATTTTCAGGCTCCAGGGTATGCTTCAGACTTTCAACGATTTGAAGAAGGGTGGCCTCGAGACCATTGATCTTCCCAAGGATCCTTCCCAACCCCCCGATGAGCTCGAGAAGGTAGAGGAGGAAATTAAAGAGGAAAAGCAATAAACGAGTATATGCCAACGTTTGTGAATATTGATGAAATCATTGAGCGAAACACTGAACACCTTGAACGATTGAGGGAGGAACTCACTAGGGCTGAGGAACACTCCGATCATTTACACATTAAACGATTGAGAGAGGAAATCGCCAGGGTGCAGGAAGATCTTCAGCACTTTCAAAAGTTGAAAAGTGAAGGTTCAGAAATGATTGAAGTCTATCAATCATTAGAAGAACTCAATGAGGAAACGAGCACCCAAGAGAATCCGGAGTGATTTTCTACATTCCAAACACCCTTGAATTCAATTTCCATCTCTACAACGTCACCCTTTATTAGAGACTGAATGGGACGTCCTTCGACGTTGCACATCACTCTCCTATAACGGAACGGAATCTTAACTTTCAATACATGGCCGTCTAGGGGGTCATCTACATTTGTATTTTTCAGTAGGTGAGTTCGTGAAGCGTGCATACCTTCGATGATTTGTCGCCCCTTTTCAGGAACCTTGACCCTGAAATATTTTTTGTTATTAAACTCATACATCGGTTCATATACTTGAGCCATGAATTTCATAGGTTCTTAGTACGATGTACTAGAATTAAAACTATAAGTAAAACAATCACAATCGTAATCACCTGCGAGAGAAGAAGGGGTTTGAGTGGTGCTCTCGTTCCAAAGCATTCGTGACTCAATCTTCTCGACACTTCTACGGCAGCCTCAATACTCGAGAATGGTGTATTTCTGTGTGACATCATACCACAGAGTGCAACCTTAGGACATTTCCCAAAGAATGGCACCTGTCCATGCAGACTGAGCACCCCGGAAGACTGAGAAAACTCCCATTTCTCACCGTTCCACTCACTTCCCCACCCTATGCGAATCTCTTTGGGTGGAGGGAGTCCCAGTTGGTGTATGACCTCTCTCTTGATGACATCCGGTTCGCTCGCCAATATTTCCTTGGACAGATCACACAGAACGCATGAAATTGTGTTGGATCCAGGTAAGTTTGAAACCAGAATGTTCCACTTCGTGTTGACGAGTGTTTCAAATTCGTGTCCAGCGAAAACGTGTTCGTCATAGTCGAGTAAGACACAAATCGACCCATACGTGGCACTTCGAATCTTCTTCTCCGCGTTCGGACCCCAATTGTCACCGACAAGTTTCAGAGCTGGGCTGTTGTCGATGCACAGAAACAACATTCCATCGCTGACTACGGTTCCGTCACTGAAAGTGGCTTCGAACCCATCATCCATGTATTCCACATTTGTGAGTTCAGCTCCAAATACAAAGTTGACTCCAGAATCTAACAATTTTTCTTCTATGGCATCATTCATCACTTTACCCGAAACTTTCTGCGTATACATGTTTGAAAAGATGAGATGATCCGCAGTCTTCACAAACTCGAAAGCCGACATGTGACCCCAAGTGACACCGTCTATGTTTATGGGTAAATGTTCGATCACCTTCTTGGCACCTCTGGACAACTTCTTCTCCATCGCTTCCTTCAACGACACTGATTTATACTTTTCAGGTTGCATAGTGACCCTGGAGAAAAGTTCGATCATGGCCAGGTAATCCTTCATCTCAAAGTTTTTGAAGAGAAAGTTGTAAAAGTCTGGTTGAACTTTTTGAAACAAATCATCCCATTCGAGGTTCATCTCCTTCAAGAAGGATTGTGTGTTGACAAATCCTTGATCAAAAAGTGCTCTATGAGCGTGGAGATCTCTCACTTCCATGTCAGGCTCCCACCAGGACCCACCACCTGAAGTTTTTCTCTCGTATACCGTGACTTCGTGGTCACTAGATCTCATAATCTCCCACGCTAGGGACATACCGGTTGGTCCGGCACCGACAATATGAATCTTCATTCTACTTGTACCTTATAAATTAAATTAAGCCCGAACGCTTTCGTTCCTCAGGGGTTTTGAGTAGATACATGACGACCAAAAAGATGATCGTGGAGAAGAGTGCGTACTCGATATCACCCGTCGCACTGAATGCGATAGCCATCAACGAGGCGAGGCGGAATGGTTTGTTAGTGAACCACCGATCTAACTTCTCGGGGATCTGAATAGCCCTGGAAGCAAACACACCCTGATATAAGATGACAAGCGAGAGAGCGAGTGGTTGTGCCTTGAGGAAAACTTCAGCAGGCTTGGTGATAGGGTTGAATACTTCGGATATACCCAAGTTATTGCGAGTCATGATGAACATTAAAATAACAAAAGATTTTTTTTTACTTATAGAAAAAAGTATACCCTTAAGATAGGAATGTTGTGTGTACTCAACAAGGCATCAGTTGGGAAACCGCCACCAAGAATAGCTTCGCCCCAGAAGGTCAAAACGTGGAAGTTTGCAGCCAAATATATTTGGAAGGAGCGCTTCACTGAAGACAAGGCTGAGCTTGGTAGGTGGACCAAGGACCAGTTACTGGAACTTGGACCAACGTTTGTAAAATTAGGACAAATAGCCTCCACACGCGGTGACTTGTATCCACCTGAGTTTACCAGAGAACTTGAATCTCTTCAAGATAACGTTCCACCGTTTGATTATAACCTAGTTAAGGATGGTTTGAACTTGGATATTTTTAAACATTTTGAAGAGACTCCATTTAAATCAGCCAGTATTGGTCAGGTTCACAAAGCTGTGCTGAAGAACGGTAGACAAGTTGTTGTAAAATTAAAAAGACCTGGCATCTACGAGACGATGGAATCCGACACTACCACTGTTCGGAAGATCCTGAAGTTTTTCCAGACTATCGGCATCGACACGGGGAACAGTTCAGATTTTGTTCTCAACGATTCGATAGAATATCTTCTCGGTGAAGCTGACTATAGACAAGAAGTTGAAAACGCTGTAAAATTTAGAAAATCCCTCCGACATGTTGACTGGATCAAGATTCCCCGTGTATACAGGAAATACTGCACCGATGAGATGATTGTAATGGAATATGTACCAACAGACAAGATTACTGAGATCAAAGATAAGAAGATCAATAAGAAGAAGGTATGCGAGGCGCTCGTGAATTCGTATGTCATCCAGACCATGGAAAGTGGTCTCTTTCACGCCGACCCTCACCCAGGTAATCTGGGGGTCTCGAAGGATGGAAAGTTAGTCTTTTACGACTTTGGTCTTTTGATCGGACTCAGTGAAGAGCTAAAGGTTGGGTTTGGGGACTTGTTCATTTGTATCATAAATAGAGACACCAAGGGTATTGTAGAAATCTTAATCAGACTGGGTGTCATTGTGCCAACATCTACAGACATCTCAGACATTGAGTTGTTTTTTGAAAACATTCTCGGATACCTCCAAACCCTAGATGGTGGAGCAATCATGAATGATGATCTCGCTGTAGAGCTAGCCATGGAAAAACCATTTGTTGTACCGACAAGTTTTGTATATTTAGCAAAGTCATTCTCACTGATCGAGGGAATATGTCTTCAATTAGACCCCGACTTCAACTATTTCACATACCTGGAGCCGATGATTCAACAGCAATTTATCGATTCCATAGACATCAGTGGGATGATCATGAAAACGACCGAGATTCCCTCCAAAATAGGAAC